GAACAGCGGGTGGAGGAAGTCCTCTTGCAGCACAACATCTATTACACAAAATCTGAGGTATGGATTGAGTCGGAACGGCTCTATGAAGTCCTCTATATCATGGAGGTATAAGCATGGCACTTCAGAAAAACAAAGTCAAGTTCGGTCTGAATAAGGTTCATTATGCGAAGATCACGGCATGGTCTGAAGACGGTGTGCCGACCTTCGCAACGCCGGTGCGCCTGCCCGGTGCGGTATCGCTTTCTATCGATGCCAACGGCGAAAATGAGAATTTTTTTGCCGATAACGGCGTGTACTACGTCATCAATAACAACGCCGGTTACGAGGGCGATCTGGAGGTCGCCCTGATTACGACCGACTTTGCAACGGCGATCCTCGGCGAGCAGCTCGACAGCAAGGGTGTCCTTGTGGAGCGCAATGATGCAGAATCCGCACAGTTTGCACTGCTCTTTGAGTTCAACGGCGACAAGAATCACATCCGTCATGTGCTGTACTGCTGTTCGGCATCCCGCCCCTCGACCGAAAGCTCCACCACGGAGGAGTCCACTGAGGTCAAGACGGAAACACTGTCGCTGAAGGCTACTGCGCTGCCTTCCGGTCTGGTGAAGGGCAAGACCTGTGAGAATACAGACGAGGCGACCTACAACAACTGGTACGGCGCTGTGTATATCCCGACCGCAGCAACTACCAACAGCACCGGCACACGTTCGGCAAGTACCGCAAAGGGCGGCAGCACAGCCGCAGCAACCACTACTGACTGATTCGGAGGAGAAAGAATATGGCTATCAAGAAAATCATCACTGTTGACGGCATCGAGGTTCCTTTCAAGGCGAGTGCAACCCTGCCTCGCCTTTATCGTGCCAAATTTCGCAAGGACATCTTCAAGGATTTTGCGGCACTGAAGGATTCTGTGGATGAAAGCGATGAGCAGGATTCCGGTCTCGGCATCGAGAGCCTTGAGGTGTTCGAGAATATCGCATGGACGATGGCAAAGCACGCCGATCCGGAGAATGTTCCTGACAGCCCTGATGACTGGCTCGAACAGTTCAACTGCTTCTCGATCTACGAGGTGCTTCCGCAGCTCTTTGAGCTTTGGGGCATGAATCTGGAGACACAGGCAGAATCAAAAAAAAATCTCGCCCAGTTGACCGCGAGATGACAACGCCGCTGTTCCTTCTCCGATGTGTGCAGATCGGGCTGAGTCTTACTGACCTTGATCTGCTCACGATCGGAATGGTCAACGAAATGTTCATTGAAAAGGATAATGATGACTATAATTACCCGTATAAGGCAACTCAGGCGCAGATGGATGCCTTCTAAGCCAAAAAAGCGCGGCAGTTCGGGGAAATCATCCCGAAAAAGTGCGGATATCATCGTGCGGCAATTTCTGAAAATACTCCTCGGGCTTTCAATTTACTCCTTCGGTGTATACCTGACGATCTACGCCAACATCGGTCTTGCACCGTGGGACAGCCTCGCTGTGGGGATATCCCGTCATGTGCCGCTAAATTATGGCGGTACTATGGTGGCGATATCTCTCACGGCGGTCATATTACAGCTACTCTTGCGTGAGAGCATCGGTTTTGCAACGCTGTTTGATGCACTGCTTACCGGAAATCTGACACAGCTACTTTGCGATATTTCCCCATATCCTGAAAACCGCAGCCTGTGGTTTGGCATCGCATATATGCTGTTCGGATTCCTGTTTATTGCTCTGGGAATGTATGTGTATATGAAGGTGGAACAGGGCTGCGGTCCGAAGGACGGTCTGCTGATTGCCATCGGAAAGCGTCTGCCGAAGATACCAATAGGTGTGGTTGAGATATTGCTGTTTGCATTCGTTACACTGATTGGCTGGCTGCTCGGCGGCAATGTCGGCATCGGCACTGTTATATCCACCTTCGGCGCGGGTGCTGTTATGCATCTGTTTTACAGCATCATTCATTTTGAGCCGAGGGAACTGAAGCACAAAAGCATAGCCGAAACACTACACAGGAGATAGCCGTATTATACACCTATCCAGCCTACTTGTCTACCTACCACAGTAGGTATTTTTATTTTTCCTGAAAGGCAGGTGATATCGCATGGCAGGAAGAATTAAGGGTATTACAGTCGAGATCAACGGCGATACTACGAAACTCAGTAAGGCTCTGCAATCCGTTGATAAAAACATCAAAAATACACAGACACAGCTCAAAGATGTCGAAAAGCTGCTGAAGCTCGATCCGAAAAATACAGAGCTGCTTGCTCAAAAGCAAAAGCTCCTCGGTGATGCAGTCAAAAGCACGAAGGAACGGCTGGATACCCTGAAAAAAGCCAGCGAGGAAGCTGCCAAAACCAAAGACAACTATGATGCTTGGAAGGCAAAATACGATCCGATCAAGCAGAAGATCGGTGAGACCGAAACCAAGCTGAAAGAACTGAAGGAACAGGCGAAAACCGCCGATGAGCAGCTTGCAAAGGGCGAGATCTCGCAGGAGAAGTACGATGCTTTGCAGCGTGAGATCAAGGAAACATCAGACGAACTGTCTGGCTTGAAACAACAGGCAAAGGATGTGTCCGATGAGTTCGGCAATCCGATCTCTCCGGAGCAGTACGATGCCCTGCAGCGTGAGATCATCGAAACTGAACAGGAGCTTCAGAACCTGCAAACGGAGGCAAGCAAGTCCCAAGAGGCTCTGGTGAAAATCGGACAGGCGGGTGAAACGCTCGAAAAGGTCGGCGGCAAAATTGCCGATGTCGGTGAAACACTGACTACCCATGTGACCGTGCCTGTTCTTGCTGCCGGTACTGCCGCTGTGAAAACGGCATCGGACTTCGATACTGCCATGAGCAAGGTCGCCGCAGTATCCGGTGCGACCGGTGACGAATTGCAAGACTTGAGAGACAAAGCCCGTGAGATGGGGGCAAAGACAAAATTTTCCGCATCTGAAGCCGCAGAAGCCATGAACTACATGGCAATGGCGGGCTGGAAAACGGGCGATATGCTTGACGGTATCGAGGGCATCATGAACCTCGCTGCTGCATCCGGTGAGGATTTGGCGACCACATCAGATATTGTTACCGATGCGCTGACAGCATTCGGACTGACGGCGGCGGACTCCGGGCATTTTGCGGATGTACTTGCGGCGGCATCGTCCAATGCAAATACAAATGTGTCCATGATGGGCGAAACCTTCAAGTATTGTGCGCCTGTTGCAGGTGCATTGGGATTCTCCTGTGAGGATACTGCCGAGGCAATCGGTCTGATGGCAAACAGTGGTATCAAGGGCTCACAGGCAGGTACGGCGCTCCGATCTATGATGAATGCGCTTGCCGGAGAGGTAAAATTCTGCGGTGACTCCTTCGGAGAGATCGAGATCGCAACCACCAATGCGGATGGTTCGATGCGTGATCTGAACGATATCCTTGCGGACTGCCGTGTGGCATTCTCGCAGATGTCGGAATCGGAAAAGGCGAATGCTGCACAGGCATTGGTCGGCAAAAACGCCATGTCCGGCTTCCTTGCGCTGATGAACGCCGCACCGGGTGATATCGAAAAGCTCGAAGGTGCGATCAGCACCTGTTCTGACGAAATTGACGGCTACAACGGCGTTACTGAAAAAATGGCTGCTGTCATGCAGGACAACCTCGGCGGACAGCTTACCATTCTGAAATCTCAGCTTGAGGAGCTTGCTATCAGCTTCGGTGAGATTCTTATGCCTGCGATCCGTGCGATCGTCACCAAGATTCAAGCTCTTGTCGATAAGCTGAATCAGATGGATCCGGCGACAAAGGAAACGATCATCAAAATTGCTCTGGTAGCGGCAGCGCTGGGACCTCTGCTTGTGGTTGTCGGCAAAACAATGGTCACAGTCGGCAAGCTCATGCAGTTTATCTCCAATCTTCCGACCATTATTGCGGGTGCAAAATCCGCATTTGCAGCATTCAGCGGTGCTATCGGCGGTATCAGTGCGCCAGTGATCGCTGTTATCGCGGTGATTGCGGCGCTGGTAGCGGCGTTCGTGCATCTCTGGAAAACAAACGATGAGTTCAGAGCGAAAATCACGGCGATCTGGGAGCAGATCAAAGGCATTTTTCAGGGCTTCTGTCAGGGTATCGTAGACCGTCTCAACGCATTAGGCTTCGATTTTGAGAACATCGGCGAGGTCATCAAGGCGGTATGGGAGGGACTGTGCAATTTTCTTGCGCCGATCTTTGAGGGCGTATTTCAGCAGATTGCTAACATTTTCAAAGCGGTGACAGATATCCTGTTGAATGTGCTTGACATTTTCATCGGCATTTTTACCGGTGACTGGGACAAGGTGTGGAACGGCATCAAGGGTATTTTTGTAGCGGTGTGGGATTTCCTGAAAGCAACGCTGCAAAACTATATGAACGTGCTGTGCGATATTTTCGGCACGAGCCTTGATGAAGTGAAAGAGTTCTGGGTGAATGTCTGGACTGCGATCAAGGATTTCTTTGTTGGTATCTGGAACGGTATCAAAAACTTCTTTACGAGCGTAGTCAACGGCATTGCAACATTTTTCACCAACATCTGGACAGGCATCAAGAACTTCTTTGTGGGCATCTGGACGGCAATCTATACCGATGTAACCACAAAAATCAATCTTGTAAAGACCGTCATTGAAACTGTATGGAACGCGATTTATACAGCGATCACAACGGTCATGAATGCGATCTGGTCGGTCATCACGACTGTATGGCAGACAATCTATGACATTATTTCTCCGCTGCTTGAAGCATTCCGATATCTGTTTGAGACCATTTTTCAGGCGATTCAGATTCTGATCGGCATGGCGATGGACTGGATTCATGAGAAAATCACTGCTATCTGGAACGCGATTGTCGCTTTCCTGACTCCGATTCTGGAGGGGATCCGTGACTTTTTCCAGACCATTTGGGATGCGATCAGCTCTACGATCAGTACAGTGCTTGACACGATCTACAATGTCATTTTGACTGTGTGGAATACGGTATCGAGCTTCATCTCTACAATTCTCAATGCGATCTGGTCTGTGGTATCGAGTATCTGGAACAGCATCAGCGCACACATTTCGGCTGTGCTGAATGCGATTCATGCTGTGGTGAGCAGCGTGTGGAACGCTGTATCCGGTTTTATTTCCTCGATTCTGAATGCAATCTTCAGCACGGTATCTTCCATCTGGAATAACATCAAAAACACCATTACAACCGTCATGAACGCCATTAAGACCACAGTCTCTACCATCTGGGAATCTGTAAAATCTGCTGTATCTCAGAAGATCACTGCGATCAAGACGACCATTGTAAACGGCTTTAATGCGGCAGTCAGCTTTATCAAGAATCTTGCATCGGAGGCTTTCTCTTGGGGTGCGGATATCATTAACGGCATAGTCAACGGTATCAAGAGCTGCATCAATAAGGTCGCAGATGCGGTCACGGGTGTGGCTGACAAGATTCGCTCCTTCCTGCATTTCAGTGTCCCGGATGAGGGCCCGCTTGCGGATTTTGAATCTTGGATGCCGGACTTTATGCAAGGCATGGCAGACGGTATCAACGCTAATGCAAATGTTGTAGGCGATGCAGTCAACGGCTTTGCAGGCAATCTTGCGGAAACGATCAGCACTGTTATCAGAAATGCTCTGTCCAATGTTGTCACAGCGGTACAGGGCTTCATGGAACAGGTCTTTGAAACTGTCAAAACAGTCTGGGCGAATGCGAATACAGCAATTGATGCGACCATGTCACAGATCAAAAGTGGCATCACTTCCGGCTGGAAGGCTGTTGTATCTGTGGTCACTACTGCACTCGATAACATCAAAAATGTCATCACCACAACGTGGAAAGCAATCAGCATTGTCATTTCTACAGCACTGGACAGAATCAAAAAGATCGTAACGTCAGTGTGGTCTGCGCTGAAACAGCTCATCAACACCGGACAGCTTGACATCAAAAATGTAATCTCTACAACGTGGAACGCTGCAAAGGACGTAGTCAATACCGTTCTAAACGGCATTAAAACTGTGGTACAGACCATCTGGAACGCTATGCCCGACATCGTGCGGAATCCGATGAACCAAGTTAAGGATGCCGTGCTGTCTATCTGGGACAACATCAAAAACGGCATCAATGACAGGCTCAGCGGCGTTCGTGATGCGGTCAGCAATGCAATGAGGACAGTCTATGATGCGGTCATGGAGAAGGTCAACAGCTCATGGTCTTGGGGACGAGACCTCATGCAGAACCTCATCAACGGTCTGAACTATATGCTCGGCAGTCTCATCAATACAGTTGCGGATGTGGCACGAGCGATCAGCGATTATCTGCATTTTTCTGTTCCTGACAAGGGACCTCTTTCTGAGTTTGAGAGCTGGATGCCGGACTTCATGAAGGGACTGGCTGACGGCATCAACAAGAGCAGGAAGTATGTGGAAAAGGCTGTATCTTCCGTAGCCGATGCGATGTCGCTCACAATGCAGTCGAGCTTTGATATGAAGTTTGACGGCATTTCGGGCGCAATGCTGGACGGCAGCAGCGGTGGTGTGGTCAACAACTATTACAACAACGACAACAGCCGCACAGTGAATCAGACAAACAATAGTCCGAAATCGCTGTCACGGCTGGAGATTTATCGTATGACAAGGAATGCGCTGAATGTGTGACGGGGTGGGCTTTTGCCTGCCCTGTTATTTCGTAAAATCAATGATCGTATCCAGAAACGCAGTGGGCTGATCGTAAAAACAGGTATGGGTTGCTTTGGAAATTACAACATTTTTCTTCTGCGGTGCAGTGATCTGTCCGAAATGCTGTGCCAGAAGTTCATTCGGACACACAAAGTCCTCATCGCCGCTGACAAACAGTACCGGCATATCAAAATGCAAATTGTTCCGGAAATCATGTGACAACATTGTTTGATATGTACCTGAGAACAGCTTCGGATTTCCATGCACCATTGCCATTTTTTCACCGAATCTCAAAAATGGCGAGGTCAGCAGTGATTTGATTGGGAAAGCTCTGCCGTCTTTTGCGATATACTTTGCACCAAGCATGGAAAATCCCTGCAAGGAGTTCATAAACGCAGGAGTCATTTGCGGCGGATCAGGAATCGAATTTTCAAAGGCGTTTATCTTTTCGACATCCGCAGGAGCGTCTTTTACCACTTTTCTGAGCCACTCGCAGGAATAATGCAGACCATCAATATAATGGATAAACTGACCGACACCAATATAGTGTGAGACCGTTTCACCATGTCTCTTGGCATATTCCGCACCGATCAGACTTCCCCATGAAAATCCCATGAGGATGATTTTCTCAAAATCATATACAGTGTGCAGATATGCGATAACAGCATCAATATCAGCCATATAGTCCTCAAGTGTGCCGGACTGAGAAATTGCAGCAGCATTGCTTTTGTTTGCAAGATAGGTCTTGCAAGCATTTCGTTGATCCCAATTGACCACTGTAAAATGATGTTCCCATTCTGGCTGCATGACATGGCACAGTCCAGCCATAGAACCACCGGGACCACCATGAAGAAACAGCATCAGCGGAGCTTTTTTATCAGCACCTCTGATCTGAATGTATTGCCGGATACCATTGATCTCCGGTGTCTCATACAGACATATGCCCTTTTCGGTATAGCATTGCAGAATTTCTTGTTTACGGCTCATTTATATCTCCTCCCGCTGGTAATGACATCAGATATAGATTGCGTGTCTTGGCTTCTTCCGGTATGGTTTTGTTTTGATATCTGTCAACAACTGCAAAAACCTCTTTTATCATTTCCGAAAAATCATGATCCGACAAACGTATCGCATAGTTCAGAATAAAGAGTTTATCACGTTCAACATCGGCATTTTCGCTTTTGAAGTATTCACTGCAAAGATGGAACATCTGCACAAAAGAGGCAGTCATGATCTCCATTCCATTCTCGCCGCTATCTTTAGCAGTAATATAGATATTTTTCACGGAATAGGTATGCTCTGCTTGCCCTCTCACCTTGTGGGTTTCCACGATTTCTATTACACCCGCAGATGTCATTCGTTCGATCCGTCGATACACAGTAGCTCTTGGAATATCCGGAGTTACTGCAAGTATCTCTGAAACGGTCATTTTCTGATTTTTACGAATCTGCTGAATAATTCTGTTTGATATCGGATCAGTCAGAATCTTTATCAAGTTCTCCATAATTCCTCCACTAATATCATTCGATGAGATTAGTATAACATACAAATGTAAAATAGTCAAGGGGGTGCAGCTA